GCGCAGCCGGTGTGCGTGATCGGCGCAAAGGTGCGCGAGGAGCTCTTCGGCGCGCAGGCCGCGCTCGGCGAGTGGCTGCGCATCGGCGACCGGCGCTTTCGCGTCATCGGCGTGATGGCGAGCCAGGGGGTGACGTTCGGCACGAACACAACCGGGCTTTCCCGGTATGCAACCGGTTACTCCTACGACATGAACGCCGCCGCCGCCGATGTGTGGACGCAGAAGGCCGCGCATTATGTCACGGCCTACGATGTGAGTACCGATAACCACAGTCTGAAACGCTCGCAGATAATCGCCGGGTGTATGGCGATGGCGAAAGAGTACGCCAAAGGCGCACAAGTCTATTCCGTGACCGTTGAGCGCGGAGATACGGATAAATAATGTTACCCGCTGCTGAACTTGACCAACTCCGCACGGATTTACTGGATGCAATGCCGGACACGTGCAATATTCTGTCTTTGTTGACCCGTACCAGCGACGGGCAGGGCGGCTGGTCGGAAGCCTGGGGCACGGCTGGTACTTCAATCGCCTGTCGTTTGGATTTCATCGGCGGGCGCGAGTCTGTTACCGGCGGGGCGCTGTTGCCCTACACCACCGCAATCGTGACGCTGCCGCAAAGTACGGCGATCACGGCGCAAAACAAGATCGAGCACGGCGGCAATACCTACACTGTCCAGGCGGTAAATGTCGGCTCATGGCTGGGTGTGAAGCGCGCCACTGTGCAAAAGGTGTAGCATGGCGATTTTGCAACATAATCAAACCTTCGTGCTGGACACCACAAAGCTGGACGAGCTAATCCGTACCAGTCCGGGTAAGGTTGCGGAGGTGGTCGGCAAGACTGCCTTTCGGATCCTGAAAGACGCGCGCATGATAACCCCGCGTGACCCAGCCCGCCCGCCGCAAGACCCGGACGCATACAAGCCGTCTGGAGAACTGCGGGCGAATAGCGATGTGGTAAAGGTTGACCCGCTCGGCCTGACGCAGAACGTCGAATACTATCAGGAATATGCCGTCCACCAGGAACTCGGCGCACCGGCGATAAACCTTCCCCCCCGCCCCTATCTAACCCCGGCGGTAGAACAAGAAGCGAAGCAGTTTGTGGATGATTTGGGAAAGGTGCTAAACGGATGAGCAGTCAAAACGCACTTAATACGGCTCTTTATACCAAGCTGTCTGGAGGAACCGCATTGACTTCATTGCTCAGTGGCGGTACGGCTACCCCGTCCGTCTATTTCGAGCAAGCCCCGGACGGTGCGGCGCTGCCGTATGTGGTCTGGTTGTACCCGTCCGAGTTGGACGAAAATCTAATATCGCATCGGATGAAAGATATTGTAATCCGGGCGTATGGCGTGGCCTCCGCCCCCGCACAGGCGGGAACGATTGACGCGGCGATTGACACGCTGTTGCACGGCGGCACGCTGGCATTCGGAACGGCGACGGGCTGGACCCATATCTGGCTGCGGCGGGAAAACGGGTATCAACTGATAACCACCTCGGAGGCGGGTATCAGGTACTACACAAGCGGCGCGGATTACCGCGCCGAAATCACGAAAGGATAAAGGAGATTCGAAATGGCTGAATTTTTTGGAAGTGGTTTGGTTGTGCAATGGATCGGAACTGCCGGCACTCTGGATTGTTCGGAATGGGCGCGCGGTGCTTCGTTCACGCCGTCCGGGAACATCCAGGTCAATACGACCGGCGCAGCCACCTACGAGACGCGCCAGGTCGGCGTGCTGGACTTCACGGCGTCGTTCAAAGGTCTGTGGCAGGCCGGAACCGCCGGGACTGCTACAACTGCCGTCCGCAACACACTACGCTTCGGCGAAATCGGCACGTTGATCCTGGCCCCTGAAGGAACGGCTACCGGACGGGACAAGTACACCCTGCCTGTTATCTCACAGGGCTGCCCGGTCAATACGCAATACGACGCCCTGACCGAGTTCAACGTGTCATTTGTCGGTAACGGCACTGCGTTGTATGGTGCTTATTAATCGAAAGGTTGAAAATGTCTGATTTCCCGATTAGCGGTAAACCAATCCCGGAAATAAACCTCCGGGAAATTACCGTCTCTGAATGGCGCGCCCTGTTCGAGTCCACCCAGCCAGAACACGAAGGCGACAAAACACTGGCGAGGGTGTCCGGTTTGAGCGAGAAGGAAGTAAAGCACATGCCTCTTTACGATTACCGCGCCCTGTTCCAGGCGGTTTTGGAAAAGGCCGCCAAGCCGCTCAACCCGGAAGACCCAAAAAACTGAGCAGGCGCATCTATCAAGCCCATGTGGATAAATTGGCCGCGCCGGTGGAACGCTATCTCTGGGAGCTGGTATTTGCCACAGGCTGGACACTGGAGTACATAGATGCGCTGTCTATCGAAAAGCTGCACGAGTTTTTGAATGTGACAGATGGGATAGCTCACGTCAGGTCGAGCATTTTGTGAGGTTAGATGAGCGTCAAAATTGCTTCGCTGTATGCCGAAATTTCTGCGGACACCACCCGACTTGAGAACGGATTAAAAAATACCAAGACTGGACTCGCTGGCGTTAAAGAGGGTTTTGGCTCTGTTGCCGCGGCTGCCGGTATAGCAGTTACGGCGTATTATGCTATTAGCAAGGCGATTGAAGCAACAGTTGGGGAATATGTCAAATATGCCGACCAGGTGCGTCGTTTATCCCAACTCAACGGAACGAACGCAGAGCAAACCAGCCGCCTGATACAAGTCACGGATGACTATAAAATCAGCGTTGAGGGGTTGACAATGGCGACCCGCAAACTCGCGGGAGAGGGCAAGAGCCTGACAACCGAAACGCTGGCGGCAATGTCGGATGAATATCTCGCGCTCGGAACGAACGCAGAAAAAACCCGCTATTTGATTGAGAATTTCGGGCGAACAGGTACGACATTTGCGGAGATCATGCAAGCAGGAAGTGCGGCTATCCGCGACCAGGCCGCCGCTTTGTCTGGCGGCCTGCTTATGACTGAACGTTCGCTGAAAGCGGCTCGCGATTACGAGAAGGCGCTTGACAAGATGCGAGACGCAGCTAAAGGCGTCAAGGTGTCCATTGGGCAATATATTATTCCTGTTCTTAACGATTTCCTGCTCTATGTGGACAAGTCTCTAAAGGGGTGGGCTGAATTTCTTTATTATCTTGAAAATAACCGAAAAGCGGTTGACGGCATGCGTTTATATCGGCAAGAACACCAAAGGCGAAGGCAGTGTGCTAGAACAGTTCTGACGCTCAGGGACGAAAGCGCGGGGAGCGAATGAGATTAGATACCTCAGTAGTCCGCGCCCTAAACTATGAGTGCTAGATATTGGGAGTATCGACCCTCCCAGTGTCGTTCAAACAAGTTAACACGTTAAGCATTCCACCTGGGGATTACGGCCACAAGGCTAAAACTCAAAGGGATAGACGGGGATCCGCACAA